TTCTGACCCGGGGGAGTCCCCGGCCAGGCGGTCGCGGTATGGGTGTTCGCAACTGCAATGGCCCAGCCGAGGACCTAGCCGGACCCTATCAGGTCGTTGGGTTTGTCAAGTCACACATCCCCAATCTGAGCCCGCAACGGACTCAGAACAACCCGTCTGACCGCAATGGTCGGGCCTAACCCAAACGGAGGCCGCAATGGCTGACGATCCCACGCCGGAACCATCGGCTGACCCAACCCCCGACGAAAATCCGGACCTCGGCGAGAAGGGCGAGAAGGCCCTTGCCGCCATGAAGGAACAGGTCAAGACACTCAAGGTCGAGGCACGCAAGGCCAAGGAGCTCGAGTCCGAAGTGGCGAAGCTCCGTGAGGCCAACGCCAGTGAAGCGGAGAAGGCGCTCGAGGCCGCAAAGGCTGAGGGCGACCAAGGCGCCCGCACCGAACTGGGGTCTCAGCTGACCTCGCTTCGAGTCGAACTGGCTGTCCTCAAGTCCGAGGACACCAAGAAGCTCGCCGACCCCGACGACCTCCTCGTGAACGTGAACGTCGATGACATCACCGACGGCAACGGTCACGTCGATCCGAAGGCACTGGCATCCGCAATAGATGACCTGCTCGCCCGGAAGCCGCACCTAGCGGCCAACGCCAAGCGGGTCCCCCAGGTACCAGGAGGCCCCCGCCAACCGGGAGCACCTGACCCCGGTCCCGGCAAGAACCGCATCAGCGCGTACTTCGCCGGCGCCGAGTAACAAACCCCCACAGCGATCTGCGCCATGGGGCTCCCATCACATGAAAGGAAACCCCAATGGCATTGACCCTCGCACAATCCGCCGCGCAGTCGACCAACATGCTCGGCCGTGGCGTCACGGAGGCGATCTACACCTCCTCGGTGGTCCTCGATCGTCTCCCCTTCGAGACCATCGAAGGCAACGCGTTCCAGTACTGGCAGGAGGCTGCCCTTCCCGGCTCGGAGTTCCGTGCCGTGAACGCCGCCTACACGGAGTCGACCGGCAACCTGACCTCGGCTACCGAGTCGCTGGTCATCCTCGGCGGCGACGCCGACGTGGACCGGTACCTGCAGCTCACCCGGTCGAACCTGTTCGACCAGCGGGCCACGCAGGCCGCCCTGAAGGCCAAGTCGGTGAACGCCAAGTTCTCCGATACGTTCATCAACGGCAACACAGCCGTCGACGCCAACGCCTTCAACGGCCTGAAGAACCGCCTGACCGGCGCCCAGGTCATCTCCAGCGGCGCCAACGGTGCCGCCATCAACACCGATCCGGGCACCCGGCAGACGTTCTTCGACCAGCTCGACTCGCTGATCTCGCTCGTCCCGGGCGCCGACGTGATCTACACCAACGCCGCCGTCCTGGCGAAGTTCCGATCCGCTGCCCGTCGGGAGACCGCCGGCCAGACCACCGTGGACAGCCTCGGCCGTACCGTCGATGCCTACAACGGCATTCCGGTCGTCGACATCGGCAACAAGGCTGACGGCACCGCCATCATCCCCCAGACCGAAACGCAGGGCACCGCTGTCACCGCGTCGTCGATCTACGCCGTGAACTTCGGTGAGGGCCTCTCCGACCAGGGTGTCGTGGGACTCACGAACGGTGGCGTCCAGGTCCAGGACCTCGGCCAGCTCGAGACGAAGTCTGTGTATCGGACGAGGATAGAGTGGTTTTGCGGTCTTGCCTTGTTTGGTCCACGCCCGGGGGCGCGTCTCACTGGAGTCCTGGCGTCCTAATCCTGGGACGCTGACCGATCGGGCCTGCGGGTCCAGAAGGAGAAGAAGTCATGGCAGAGACCAAGTCCACCAAGGTCGTCAAGAAGGACGACGCCACCGACCTCGGGGTGCCCATGTTGCCCGGGTCTGAATCGGAGCCGGTTGGGCCCGAGGATGCCCTCGGCCGTGGAGCCAAGCGAGGCGACTACACGGGCCGTATCGGCCCGTCGAACTACCAGCCCCACGAGTCGCGCATCGAGGACGGCAAGGTCGTCGTGGAGGCACAGCGCCCCCGCGCTGATGACATCGGCGACGTGCCCGGTAAAAAAGGGGGCGTGGAGACCACGCCCGATTCCTGAGGCATCAGCGGTAGCGGTAGTATCAGGCCATGAGCCGCTACCGCTACCGCTACGCCTGCGGCCACAGCAGCTCCGTTACGGACCGTGAAGAGTGGCCATCGCCAGTCGAGTGCGATCGCTGCGCTGGCCAGGTGGCTGTAATCGGTCGCAAGCAACTTAAGGACTCAGCCAAACTCTCCCAGCGTCGTTGACGATCCCTCAGTCGAGGTGCCGCCAAGTTCGCCCCTGGCAGATGTTGGCGACATTCGCCTTCGTAGCGCCGTACTGCTTGGCAAGTTCCACGTAGGTTCGCCCTGAAGCGCGATCCCGCCGGATGCCTCGCACGGCATCCTCACTGAGCAGGGTCATGCCATTTTCGCCGCCCCGCCGGACCGCCTGAACCCCTCGGCCTTTCCGTGTTCGGTCCTCGGCGTTGGTCCGGTGACTGCCTAGAAACAGATGATCCGGCCGCACGCACGGCGGGTTGTCGCAGCGATGACAGATGATCTGCCCCGCCGGGATTGGACCGTAGGCCAAGGTCCACGCCAGCCGGTGCGTCGTCTGTGCTCTGCCGTTGCGCTTGACGTTCCCGTAGCCCGTGTTGAACCGCCCCCCCGTCCAGACCCAACAGTCACCGGACTTGTCAACCTTCGCCCAGAACAGCCGGGCAGATTCTTCGATGCTGAGAGGTCGTGAGGCCATGTCGACAGTATATAAAGTCCAGGTCGCAGGCGTCACCACCCGAAGCAAGGGCGCTGACCCATGGCTCTAGCCACCGTCGCCGACCTCGTGGTGATTGCCGGCCCGCAGGCTGATGCTGTGCGCGCCCTACGTCTTCTCGAGATGTCGTCGGCGGTGGTGGAGCGGTGGTGCCGCCGGTCGTTCGCTTTCGTGGCGGACCACCCGGTGACTGTCCATGTCACCGACGGCAACCTGATTCTCCCGGATGGTCCGGTGACTGCCGTAGGGACGGTCACCGGACCGGGAGGAACTGTCTACGCATCCACGAACTACACGTGGACACCCGACGGTCGGGTGTCTCACACGTGGGGCACGTACGAGGGTTACGGCCACAGCCTCGACACCTGGGTCTGTGGCGCCTACACGGTGACCTACAGCCACGGTTATCTGGCGATCCCCGACGACGTGATCCTCGCCGTCTGTCAGCCGGTGCAGCGGTTCCTCGACAACCCGTCGGGGTTCCAGTCCGAAGCGATCGGTGAAGCCGCGTTCACCTATCCGACTCCCGGCCTCGGCCTCACCCTGTCGCCGGTCGACAAGGAACTACTCGCCCCGTACCGCCGGCAGGTCACGTCGATGGTGGTGTCCCGGTGAACGTCGCCCGGATGCTGACCCGGTCAGTGGTGATCGCCACCCCGGTCGGCGGTGCAGTCGACGCCTACAGCGACGCATCCGTGGGCACCCCGATCTCGCAGACCGTCGACGCCTACGTCGAGCAGTCATCCACGAAGGAGCGGACCGACGGCCAGCAAACGGCGGCGGGGCAGTGGTGGGCGGCGGTGCCCGTCGGTACGGCGGTGGCGGCCACGTCATCACTGACGATCGTGGACTCGGGCCAGGTGTTCCAGGTGACCGGCGAACCGGCCACCCGGTGGAATCCCCGCCTCAGGCGCAACGAGTTCATCCGCCTCGAGCTCACCACCGACACGGCCTGACGATGGCACGCTTCACCGTCAACTACGCCTTCGCTGAACAGATGAAACGAGACCCCAAGGTCCGCGTCGTCCTCGAGGCCCGGACCCAGGCGGCGCTCGTCCGATCCCGTCAGATCGCCGCCCAGTACCGGGACACCGGCGACTACGAGGAGTCGCTGGTAGCTGAGGGCAACACGCTCGCCACCACTGACTTTGCCGGCCACATCATCGAATGGGGCGGTGCCAACATGTCGCCACGGGGCATCCTCCGCAAAGCGGCCGAGCAAGTTGGCGGCAGGGTGGTCGACCGTGGCTGAGACCGTCGTCATCCACCCCGCCGGCCTGTCGGTCGTCCGGTCCTACCTGCTCGGCCGCACGGAGGTGACCGCCCTCACCGGCACCAGGGTCAACCGGACGATGCCGCCGGAGTTGGCAGTGCCCCGGTTCCCGGCCATCCGGCTCACCGAACTAACCAGCGTCGAACTCATCCCCCGTGTGTGGGTCCGCATGCTCATCCAGGTCGACTGCTGGGCGGTCACCCAGTTGGCCGCCGACGAGCTCGGCCGTGTCGTGGTCGGTGTCCTGCGTGCATCCGCCGGCTACGTCACCGCCGACGCCGCCTTGGGTGAGACGCAGGATCTTTCGGTGAGGGCCGAGCCCGACGAAAGCCTCACGCCGCTGCAGCCAAGGTCGGTCGTTTCCGGGCACGTCTGGATTCGGCCGAACTGACAAGGAAAGGTTGCCCCGCCTCATCCAGCCAGAAGGCTGGTGTGGAGTGAGGCGGGGCTCGTCCCCGGAAGGGGGCGATCTGGTGTTGGGTCGCCGTGTTCGGCGTCTGCCAAGTGGGCGACTGCATCAAGCGTCGCGTGCAGGTCAGCCACTCTGGCCTCAAGCCAATAGCGAGCATCCTCCAGCTTGACGATCTGCTCAACTAGCGCCGCCTTCTCGTCCTTGAGTTGAGAGATGGGATTACGTGCTGAGGCGAGCCTCTTCGACATCCGGTTCCAGGCCTTCTCGGCCCGTTCGGCCCGCTCCTCGAGAGCGGTGGCATCGGCGGCGATTTCTTCTGCCCGCTTGATCCGCTCAGTCAGAAGGGCCACCTCAGTGGCTACCTCGGCTCGTGCCTTCGACCAAGCGTTTGCGGGGGCGTCTAGAGCGATCTGCCTGAGGCGGACGACCTCGAACCCCATTGCCTTGCAGTTCTCACATTCATCCATCGCATGTCCTTCCGGGTTGTCGGTCCTCCACGAACCGTGAACCCTCAACAATAACCCCAAGGAGAAGATCATGGTTGATTACAGGCACCGCGTGTCCAAGGAAGTCCGATCGTTCGCCGGCAACAGCCCGGAGGGGCGAGACCTCGCCAAGGACAGCGAATGGGACAAGTGCCCGCCCTCGGAGACGGAGGCAGAGGTGCTGCCCATCGGCGTGCAGAACGCTCCCGTCGAGGCGCCGCCTGTAGCGGTCATCGCTGAGGACCCCACCACCACGACCCCGCCCTCCGCGGCCTGAGGAGTAGATCATGCCCAAGCCTGCACTCGCAACCCAGCAGATCGCCGTCGCCGGGATCGTCCCCGCGTACACCGCGGCCAACGCCGCCGGTCAGTCCGTCGGCAACCGTGGCCGCACCATCGTTCACGTCAAGAACGCTTCGGCTGGCTCGATCAACGTCACGTTCATCACGCCCGT